TTAGACGGGGTTGGCCATCCGTGAGGACGTCATGTCCCACGGAACGCCCCCTCGAGACATTCCGAGGGCGGCTAGCACCGCAATCTGTCTCTTTGACAGACTAGCCGGTGTTTTGCCGAATCCGTACGGAGTTGCATGGATACGTTGTTTGGCAACTGAAGTAGTTACCATAGACGACCCACGCAACGGTCCTGTATGTACAGTATCGAACTGCTCTAAGGTCTTAGACCTCATAGCATATCCGTACTGCATACAGAGTCCGTCAGCGCCCAGTGCAGAAATATTGTGGAGAACATCCCAGTATTTCCGAACCAGTCACCGAGCCACGACCAAGGGGCTATGTTCCACACCACTTCTGGTGTGATACGAGTCCCAAGGAGCCGATTAGCGTGGCTCTCATATCTGAGAGCTTTGCTATAGAAATCGGATCCTAACGGCACATGATACCGGAATGCTCCTGAAAACCAAATCTTCTCTATCGAGGAGACGGAGCGAGATCCGCTGCTAGCAAGCTGAGTAATCAGCTTGGTATCAGCGAATCGTGTATCAACAGCCGTTGTGGTCGACACGTCAGAGTACACGTATCTCCGGCGAATCTTCGTGTCTGAAGCACGATCATATTGAGATATGATCTTGTTGCGGTTTTTAATCGCTCTTGCAAAATCTTGCAAGTCAGAAACGAAAGGCAACCACCCGAATTCAACATTCAGGTACTCGCTGCCGGCAGCTTTCATTGACAGTCCTCTTTCACGGGTAATTTTACCCGGGAGAGAGGCAACACCTTTGTCGGTAATTATCTCACCGACAAAAGTAGCCAACTGAGCTGATGGGTTCGTAGGTAAGACCCGAGAAATCATGGTCGTACCTAGAGGAACCAACGATGCCGTCGCCATCCACGTAGGTTTAGCAATGTCTGGTGCATCCAGCGAAAACGCTGGCCAGGCAGGGCCAATAGTCCACGTGTTGTTTAAGGCGATGGTAGTGGGTTTTTGAGTGTACCGTGATAGAAACCACGGGCCGCCCGAATCCCCTCTACTTGTACTCCAACCTGGATGATTCTCAGTCCAGATCTCCTCCAACGCAAGATACGTTGTAGTACCTGTTTCATAAGGCAGGTTCTGAGATCTGCGCCACTTGTAGTTAATCCTATCAGTGACGTATGACCGTTTCATCATCCAACTCCGGAGAGGCGAATGGTGTGTGCCAATAGAATCAGCACGTGGTG